CAGAATCGTCATTAATGATGCGAAATTCACGTCCATGGATCTTTAGACGTGTGCCAGTGTTAGGACGTGCCAGAATAAAGTCACCTTCTTTGCACCAAGGTCCGTTTGGGAACCTATTTTTGTCCTGGTAACAATCTGGACCCATTTTGATTACAAAAAAAACCGTGGAAAGCACTTCTTCCATTTGCAAAGTGGTATCCGCTTTAAGGATTCCGCCTGCGTGTTCTTTTTCGGCATCAGGAATACCGACTAACATTCGGTAGCCCTGGGGTTCTGGTAGTTGTCTTGCTTTTTCTTCTGCTGTTTGGGGCAGAGTTGTTGTTGCGTTTACATCATCGGGGTTTGAGCCGATTAGTATTTCACTCATCAAAATTCTCCAAGTTCTTTTTAAGGTCAGTTATGTACATCCGCACGGACAAAAGACCTGTTATTTGGCCGCACGTTTTTTGGTAATCAGAGTAGTCTTTGGCTACTCCAGTACCTAAGGACTCTTCAAGAGACCTTACTTTTCCATCGATCTGTTTGAGAAGATGGTCAAGCATTTTTTCTTTCATTTAGTTTCCTTTTTAGATTTGCTTTGTTGCTCGGCTTTATATAAATCCGCAGTCACTTGTAGCTTTTGGGCTTGTTTCTGTTGATTTAATTGGGCTTTGGCACTGCCAATTTGATGGCCTAGACGCATACCTTCGAGCTCTTGCTTAGCACTTAAGTTTGCTTTATCAGCTGCTGTCTTGGCGCCAATTTGCATTCCTGCAATTTCTTTTTGCGCTGCAATACGCATTTTTTCGATCTCAATCTGATCTGCTCCCTTGGCCGCATCGATTTGCATTTTCTTCTGCTTGATTTCAATTTCTTGCGCTTTAAGCTGCAATTCTTTCATCTGCATCTGAATGACTGGATCTTGAGCGGCTTGTTGAGCCTGTTGTGCGGCCATAGCAGTCTTGTTTTGATTGAGCAGGTTTTGCGCTGCTGGTACGGCCAGGCGGGTGATTTGCATTTCCTGTTCTGGCGTAATCTTAAAGTCAGGATCTTCATCTCCGTTATACGGAATTTGAATACCCATCTGCTGTTGCATTTGCACTAAGTACTCCATGCCTACGTGCTCGGCAATATGTGCCTGCAGCGCCTGCATAATTTGCGGAGCTTGTGGGTTTTGGCCAATAGTTTTCTTGATTGAAGGATCATTCAATGCGGCTGTATGAATGGCAATATGCCCTTTATGATCCTGTCCAATAAACGCTTTAAGAGGTTTAATCTTGAGCGCATTCATGTTTTCAGTAACAGGATCTACGGGATTTTGCTCATCAGGCATTGGCAACATTTTTTCCACATTTTTAATACCAATGACTTCTAACATCTGGCGATGTAAGTAAGGCAGGTTATATAGCTGTGGTGCTGTTTGAGATAATTGCAGAGCCGCTTGATACTGAACTACTTTCTGGCTCATCGTGGCCGCATTTGGATCTGATACAGGAACAATGTTCACCATTTCATAATCGGATCTACGGGCTTTAGCGCTGCCTACGGTTGGCTCATAGCTGTAATCTTCTGGAGCATAGTCTGCAATAATCTTTTTAAGCAGCTTAAACTCTTGCTTCATTGAGAAGTGAATACGGGCTTGGATGGCCGACATGACTTTTAACGTACGCTCTAGAATGGCTAGCGTAGTCCCAACTGGGGACTGGCTTGACATATCAGAAGCTTTTAAATCTCCAGAAGAAGCGAACCTACGGCCCTCTTCCACGATCTGATTGAGCAACGCCATCAATGTCTGGCTTGGCTCTTTGTACGGCAGCGGCATGATATTGTCTTTCATGGCGCCACTAGGAACGTCTACATCACGGAATTCGCCTGGTGCTATCGGTGTGTCATCGCCTTTGACTCGCAAGCCACGGGTCTTAAAGCCGCCTGGCAAATTGCTAAGTGACCCTGCATCAACCAACTGGCGGAGTATGGAAGTACCAGATTTAGCAAAAGCACCGATAAGATGGATAAGGCCAAAATGATAGAAACCAAAGCCAGGAATATACCCGTAGTGGACGAAGTGTTGGCGTTTTTGATGTGTTTTGTCATCTGGATCCCAGTTTCTACGGATGGCTAATACTTGACCGTTTGTTTTTTCAATGGTTACAACATACGGCAAACCAATGCCTGTGGCTTCGCCTTCATGATCTGTATGTTCAAACCCTTCTAAATCCAGATGAACATGCATCTCCAAAATCTTGTAGCGATCATCTGTGCTTGCTCTAAAACCAAGTTTTTCTGCAATTTTCTTTTCGATTTCATCGAGCGTGTTATCAGGCGAACCAAGGGTAATGTCTCGGTAAAAACCTTCATATTGCAAGCGCTTGAGCTCGTTTTCGGTTTTACGCATCACATGAGTGATACGTTCGGCTGACTCTAAGCTAGAAGCACCATAAGGAACTACGATGTCTTCAGCAGGAACATAAATCGATACTTGTCGGTCTAGGCTTGGGTCAACGTAAACCTTTTTAAAGCCGTTACCAGATAAACCTACGCCCCACAGCATCCGTTCGTGCTCAGGACGGAACTCTTGCATCTTGTCCGTTAGCTCGTAATTCATGTCTTCAACGACACGCTCGCAAGCATCTTTTTTCTCTTGGGTTTCTTTACCAATGATTTCGCCCTTGACTGGGCCAGCCGCTGGGAAAGTTTCCATAATCGTTTCAGATTGGAACTTAATGACGGCTTCAGCTAACACTGGGTGATATACACCGCAGGCTCCTTCCCATGGTTCGGTGCGCTCTTCAATTTTTAATCCCAGCAATTCAAGGCCGTCAACATACGTCTGAATCCAGTCTTTGCGGCTATCTAAGTCAGATTGAAAATCTCCCAATAAATCGCCAGCAATTTGCAACAGAACAGATTCAGGCAAATACTCGGCTAAGTTCGCATTAAAATCTTCATCCTCAGTTTCCTCTGGCATCAGATCAATGCCATTCACGATGACATCTTCAGGGTCAACGATTTCTATTTCGACATCGGGGCCCTCTAGGTCGGGTAAACCCTGAGGTGCTGCGTACATTGCTTTTTCAATTGACATAATCTTCCTTATCTAAATGTTGGACCCATCATCCAGCTTGTTGCGGTATATCTTGTTCCCTTAGTAACTGGGGTAACCCGATGACTTAAATATGATGGAAATACAATAATGCTTCCTCTAGGCAATTTCCCTAATGGTTGTTTTAAACTTTTTAACTCAAATACACCGCCTTCATAATCTTCTGGATTGCTTAAAAACAACACAGCAGATAATTTGCGCTGCATACCAAACTCGTCAGGCTTCATTGTATCGATATGCCAGTCATAATGACCTTGGTCCTCATATTTTCCAATTTGCACTGTTTGTAAATAATGAATATTAAAATTCCAATTGGCTTTTACATTGGCAATTTGTATATACGTTTGCAATATACATCCTGCTATGCTGTCTACTTCCTCAAAGATAATTTTGGTTTTGCGCTTGAAATGGTCTAAATTTTTTTGATTTTGATAGACAAACCCTGCATCTTGCTCTTGCGCCCAGTTTGCTTCGCCAATAATCAAATCGCATAATTGCGGACTAAAGGCTTTTTCTTTCCACCAAATTGGAATACTATTCATTAGTAGTACCCCTTTTTACGCCTGAATTCTTGCGGCTCATCAGGTTCGTCTGTTTGCAGGGTAATAAACCCGCCACGTCTAAAGCGCAATAATGCCTGGGTAGTCGAGTCGACCAAGTCATCATGGTCAGAGTTAGGAAAGGCCGCTAACTCTTCTACGACTTCTTCTGCCCATCTTTTTCTAGGCGCCCAGATTTTGCCAGAAGCAAAAAGATCTGATACGCTATTTACCCTTGATATTTTATCGTTACCACGAGTCGGTGTAAACTCTTGGACGGGAATGCCCATCCTACGCAGCTCAAAGATCAGTGGCGCACCAGAGGCTTTGGCTTCCACAATAAAGCTATCGGGCTGCCAATCTTTGTACATTTCAATGGCTCTTTGTTTGAGCGTGGGAAACTCCATACGCTCTTTGAATGCATCTAACAAGATGATGTTGGCATCATTTTTATCTTCATTGAGGTAAAAAACACCCCAGGTTGTACAGGCGGAGTAGTCTGCCCGTTCCGATTTTGTGAAGGCCGTATCCCAAGATTGAATCACGTGATCGCATTGCGGAGGCCGCTCTTGGTCCCAGACCTGCCACCACTCCCGTTTGATAATGGCGCCTTCTTCGGAAGTTGGGTCTTGTTGATACTGGGCTTGCCACTTGGAAAGCGGCAATTCAATTCGCAGCTTGCAAAGCTCTTCATACGACCAGAACTCTGGCCATAATGGTTTTTCATTTTTTTTGATAGCAGGAAGGCTAATAATCTCCCATTCATCGCCATCACGATCGATCATGGCCTGGCAGATTTTGCCTGTTAAGTCCCGCTTAGACCAGCGGGTCATCACTACTACAATAGATCCTCCAGGCTGCAGACGCTGGCGAGGACCTGAAGTATACCACTCGTAGACCTTATCAAAAACACTAGGATCCCCTGCTGCAAGTGCTGCTTCTTGCTCGGAATGAGGGTCATCAATAATGAGCAGATCAGCACCTTTACCAGTAACAGTACCACCAACACCAATAGCAAAATACTCCCCGTTAGCATTAGTAGACCAACGACCAGCAGCTTTACTATCCGATCTAAGAGATACATTAGGGAATACTTTGGCATATTTATCTCCGTCTACCAAGTTACGAACCTTACGACCAAAGCCTACTGCAAGCTCGGCCGTGTTTGAACATTGAATAATTTTCTTATTGGGGAATTTTCCTAAGAACCAAGCAGGTAAAAGGTAACTGGCAAATTCAGACTTGGTGTGGCGAGGCGGCATATTAATAATCAGCCGCTTGGTTTTGCCACTGGCAATCTCTTCAAACTTTTGTGCCATCAATGCATGATGCTGGCCGTGAATAAAGTTAGGCCACATGGTTTGTACAAAGGACATAAAGTCATCCTGGCCCGCTTCTCTGGTCAGCGCATCTTGATAGGCAATCGCCAACGGCATCAAGGCCGCCCGTTCTGCCTCTGGCAGCTGGTCTACGATCTCCAGTAGATTATCCACAGATATCCTTACCTCTAATATGAGCAGGCCGTATCGATCTACTTCTACGGGTATTGCCCTTACATAGACCAATCTCTATCAATAGCTTCATCTTTCTTGCTACATTACCTCGTCCCCTGTCTCCAGTGATATGCATGATGTCATCAATAGTCGGGCCAAAGCCAAACTTTGCCCACCACTGCTCTATGACTAGGTAGATCTCTTTTTGTGCAGGAGTCATTTACCGCAATCCTCCATACCAGGTTCGTAGTTGCTTAATCTTTTAAAGCAGCCAGGATAGGAGGCACAGGCGTAAGAATCCCTGACGGCCTTCATCGCATCTATCTCCATCTGCAAGCGTTGTATTTTCGCATCATAGGTAGCCACAGTTAAATCCATGTCCATCTTCCATTGCTCAAAGCTTTTCACGGGCGCTCCAATTTTTTACAATGAGTGCCATCTCTTCTAAGGTGGCACTGTTTTTAATCGTATTGGCACGGTAGGAGATAATCTGGACATTGCCAAAGACATATCCCAGGTTGGGTTCAATGCGATCTAAGGTAGCGTAGTTATCAGGCATTTTTTCCAGTTTATAATTTTCGTAGCTCAGTCTTATTCCAAGAAGTGGGCAGTGACTAACAATCAATTGTTTGTAGTGATCCACCAAGAGTTCCTTACGGGCTTTTTTGTTTTTGCCCGTTTTAGATCGGTAGATCCATTTGCCAATGTCGGTAGTCCTGTCATAATAGTTTTTTGGGTTTTGCGGTTTTTTGGGTACTACATCATCTTCATGTTTACGTTTACGGCCTGGTTTACCTAATGTCTTCTTTGCTTGTTTCTCGTAATATTGTCTTGCTTTTTGTAAGGTCCTGCATCTAACGCAAGCTCCATTGGCCGTCCAGCGTAAAGTGCCGTGTCCGTGTATGCAGGGTAAACCCTCATACTTTGTTTGTTTGGCTTTACGGGCATCTAAGCGGGGTGTCATTGTTTTGTATGCGTCTCTATCTCATTTCCTACAAAGTCATCTAAGCCACCATTAATCGCCATCTCAATCATTTCATTAGCCAGCTCAAGCGCATCACCTTCTCCCATCGTAGTCATCATGGTCTCGCCCGTATCGTCATATACTTCAATGTGAATGCTTGCTTTCATAAAAATATACCCCCCTATGTTTGTTCAGAATTTGGTAAGGGGGTCATTTCTATGTCAGTGCCTACTAACACTTGGATAGGATTTATATCCCCCTCCCCTGTTGGTGATCCATTGTGCGAAATAGTATGCAAATGGCTGGCAGTGGGATCGCCAAAAAAAGGGTGGTGCCCCTCGGTGGGGGGTCGAGAATCCTGATTTTCCTGGTGCTCCCCAGGAAGAGCGCTGGCTGGTTCGGCTGCTGCCTGGTCGCTGCCTGGTTCCTGGTCTGTTGTCCTGGCTGCCTGGTATTCAACATCCTGGGAGCCGTTCGCCTGGGTGATCTCTGCCAGGAGCTCGGCCGCTGATCGCTTGGTCTTGGAATGCAGGGTCTTGGAATTATTGATTGCTGCCTGGACAGCATCCATCAGCTGGGCCTTTAGATCTGCAGAGTTCAGGCTGTGGACTATCTCCCTGCGCTCAGAGAATAGAGCCACCTCTGACATCTTGCCCACGAGCTCCAAGGCTTTGAGCTGTTCGGAGGGTTTGAGCTCATCATTGAGAGCCATGCTGGAGAGCTTTTGTACTGCCATCTCCCTTAAACGAGCGGGTAAAAGATATTCCCTCACCTCCTGAGCCGCTTCCAGGGCCTGTATGTAAGTGGCCACTGCTGGGGTCTTGGCCACCTTCTGCGCTTCTGCTGCTGCCGTGGTTCTTTTGCCGTCCGTATTGTAGGCCCTGCGGTATGCTTCTGTCTTATTCCCAGTTTCTACTACTGCCTGAGCGAAGGCCTTCTGCTTCTTGGTAAGCTTGATCCCGTTAGGCCCAGCAGCTCCCAGTATTACCCGCTCGATAGGCACCTGCTGCAGCCCTTCCTGGATCTCCTTCCTGGATAGTTTCTTCATAAGTACTTGGTAGGTATATTCATACCCGCTAAGTATAGACTAACTTCCTGGTAGGGGACAATAGATAGAGTACTTACCTGGTTACTCTCTCTTCCTGGGTATTCTCTCCTACAGCTGCAGCGCTGTTGTGCTTCGCACCTTGCCGCCTTTTTAAAAATTAGAGCGGGCCAGCATGCCCTGCTTTACTTTTCCCTGGCACCTGGTGCACAAGTAACGCCCGCTAGAGCGCTGATTTTCCAGGGTTGAAAATATATTTCAATAACTTACGCAAAAACACTTGACAGGGTTTTGGGGCCTATGTTTATAATCAATCCGTCACTAGATGACACTTAAACAATTCAACTGCTAGGAGGTTTCAAGATGGAATTTAAACAAGTGCAAGAGCTCCCACTGGGAGAGTATGTCAAGCGCAAGGAAGACAGCGCAAAGGTTTACAGGCGTGGGCCGTATGATCGGCAGGATGAGATCCGCCTGGCTGCTGCTCGTGCTGTTTTAACTGAAAGAAGGAAGGGGAAAAAATGAGAGATTATCTCTTAGGTTTTTGTCGTGAGTTCAGCGGCCTGGCTGCTGCTGTTTTGCTGTCCGTGGTCCTGGGTAATTGTGCCCTGGCCGCTTTAAACCATATGGGGGTTTTATGAAAGATCTAGATTTTATTATTGAGACTGCAGGTCGTGCCCAGGGGCTGCTGATGCACCTGGAAACAAATTTCTACCCACCACTACCCAGCAGCGTGAAGCGGGTCTTCCAGGACGCTTTTCAAGGGTACTGGGCTGGGTTGTACGGGGTCGAAGGCCTGGAGCAGGAGCTGTCCAGGGTTTATCGTGGCCGCCTGGACCAGTACGATTTTTGGCAGTTCTTAGATGAGCAGGACGGGGGCTGGAATGAGTGAGCAGCTGCAGGACCTTATCCAGGACACTATCCGCTCACACTATGAGCGGGATTATCAGGCGGGCGTAAGTGATGCAGAGGCCCTGGGCGTAATGATCGCTCAGTACTTTGACTGGGACGGGATCAGGATCCTGGACGCTTTCCAGGCTGCGCTCACGGACGCCAATTTTCACAGCGTAAGCGCTGCCATTGATGAGATCAGAGAAAAGGAGCATTTATCATGATTAGATTATCTAAAACTAGCAAGCTGGA